CCAAGAACTACTTCAGCGCAGCCAGCACCCAGACCGCAGGCCAGTTCAGCTGGGTTCACGGCACCACTGCGGGGAACATCTTGACGTTCACGGCGCCGACCTGCAATCTGGGCTCCCCAGAATACGAAGACAGCGACGGCATCATCATGCTGAAGTTGCCGTTCATGCCGCAGCCAACAGCTGCAGGCAATGATGAATTTACCCTCGTGCTGACCTGATCCATGGGCTTCATCCTTGAGCAATCGCCTACCTTCACCTGGCCCATCACGGTAAGGGAGCGGCAAGACGGCGGCCGCTACCGGACGCACGCCTTTGAGGCAGTCTTCAAACGGCTGCCGCAAAGCCGCATGGATGAGATCACGCTGGACTATCAGCGCATCAAATCTAGGGCCGCAAAAGATGAAGTGATTGATTCCCTGCCAACCAGGGCAATCGCCGCCGAGATCCTGGTGGGATGGTCAGGCATCTTTGAGCCTGATAACACCACCCAGATCCCGTACTCAGAGGCCGCCAAAGCGCAGCTGCTGGAGATCGAAACGGTTGCGGACGTGCTGGTTACCACCTACATCGAGAGCGCAGAGAAGGCCAAAGCAAAAAACTAACAGGCGCTGTGGAGCATCTGCTCCATGGCAGCAGCGCCGACAAAGAGTTGCTTGCTGATGCAGCAGCCTTCGGCTTGACGCTGCCTGATGCAATGCTGGCGCGGAAGGTTTACAGCGTCTGGCCTGAGCACATGGACGTGCTTGAGCTATTTATGCGGTGCATGACGCAATGGCGTTGCGGCGCCAGTGGTGTGATCGGTTTGGACTATGGCGTGGTGTTGCAGATGGCTAGCCTGTATCAGATCACCGAGGATCTGGCCCGCGTGATGGAAGATCTGCAGATCATGGAACTGCACGCACGCGACCTGATCAATAAGGAGGCGAAGTAATGGCACAGATGCAGGCGCTGCTGAAAATTAAGGCAGACGTTGAAGGCGAGGGTAAGATCAACGCATTGGGCCGCGCCATCGGCGGCCTGAGCAGCACTGCCGGCAAGGTGTCGGGCGGGCTCAAGGGCCTGGCTGGTGCGGCTGGTGGGCTGAGCGGTGCGCTCGGTTCACTGGTGCCGCTTGCCACTGGTGCCGGCCTAGCGGCTATGGCCAAGGGCGCCATTGATGCAGCCGACAATATGAACGACCTGTCTCAAAAGACAGGCGTCAGCGTTGAGAGCCTGAGCAAGTTTCAGCAGGCAGCAAACGCCAGCGGCACCAGCATCGAAGGTGTTGGCGGCGCAATGATCAAGCTGAATAAAGGCCTGGCTGCTGGCACTGGACCGGCTGCTGATGCACTCAAAGCGCTTGGCCTTAGCGCAACAGATGCCAGCGGCAAGCTCAAGACCACTGACACTGTGATGCTGGAGGTGGCAGATAAGTTTGCCAAGATGCCTGATGGCGCAGGGAAGACTGCGCTAGCACTGCAGCTATTTGGCAAGGCTGGCGCAGACATGATTCCGCTACTGAATGGTGGCAGCAAGGCGATCACGGATCTGTCAGCGACAATGACCGGGGACTTTGCCAAAGGTGCCGACAGTCTCAACGACAAGCTAGCAGCACTTCAGGGCAAGCTGCTAGCGCTTGGCGTCAACATCGGCACAGCGTTAATGCCTGCGCTCAACGTGATTGCGGATCTGGTGATGAACCTAGCCAACGCCTTCGCCGCAATGCCTGGTCCGCTCCAAGCAATTGTTGGCGCTGTTGTTGCACTGGCTGCTGCGTTTGTAGTGCTGGCCCCAGCGATCTCTGCTGTGATCTCCATCGCCGGCGTATTGGCTGGCCTAAAGATCGGCGCCACCATCGCCGGCTGGGCGGGAGCCATTGGCCCTGCAATCACGGCGATCAGCGCAGCGTTCACCGGCTTCCTGACCTTCCTGACCGGCACCCTGCTGCCTGGCCTGATCGCCTTCTTCTCCGGCCCTGTCGGCTGGACTGTGCTGGCTGTGGCTGCGGTGGTGGCAATGGCAATCCTGTTCCGCAAGCCGCTGCAAGATTTCGCTGGGTGGCTGGTGAGCTGGGGCAAGCCGATCAGTCAGTTTTTCACCGACTACATCACCACGCCAATATCGAAGGCGTGGCAGTCGATGGTGGAGTTCCTGCCCAAAGCATTAAACACAGCCGCAGCCACAATCAAGAGCGTATTTACTGGCGTTGGCACTGCAATCAAGGCCGTATTAAATGGCGTTTTGCGTGGTGTCTTTGGTGCGGTAAATGGTGCTATTGGCAATATCAACAGGCTGATCAATGCCGCCAATAATCTTTCAGCCAAGGTACGCGGACCTCAGCTGCCTACCTTGCCAACGCTCAGTGTTCCCCAGTTCGCCAAGGGTGGCTACGTCGGCCAAGGAACGCTTGCCGTAGTTGGAGAGGCTGGCCCTGAGTACATCGTGCCTGAGCGCAAAGCCGCAGCCTTCGCCATGAACTACCTGAACGGTGCTCGAGGTGGTGCTGCAATTCCCGCCTTCGCCAATGGCGGCTTCGTCGGCGGCAACGCCCAGATCAACGTCACCACTGGCCCTGTGATGCAGCAGGGCGGCCAGCAGTACGTCTCCATGGCAGACCTGGAGCGCGCCATGCGCAAGACCGCTGATGGCGTCTACGCCAGCCTCAGGACACCTGCAGGACGCTACGCCACGGGGGTGCGGTAATGGCCCGCGGCCAATCCCAGTACCTGCGCATCTTCTCAGGTTCCACCACCTACCAGCGGTGGCAGTCCTACTACGTCAACACCAGCGTCACATGGGAGAGCGCAGCCTGGAGCTATCAGCCATTTGATGCTGATGGCATCACCGCTGGTGAGGTGCAATCTGAATCCTCAATCTCAGTAACTCTGCCGGCCACCACCAACGTAATGGAGGTGGTGCTACAGGCACTTGATGAAGCCCGCCTGGCAGAGCTGCGCCTATACGAGTTTGACACCATCCTGGGCAACAGCACCCCGCAGACTGGGCAGACGCTGATCGCGTCATACCTAGGCGAGGTGGTTGGCGTGTCTGGTGGCTTTACGTCAATCCAGATGCAGCTAGGCAGCAGCCTCTCACCAGTCGGCGCACAGGTGCCGCCACGCACATTCTCTACCCGGCTAATTGGAGCGCCCTGCAAGCTATGAGCATCATCGGCAGCGATCCCCTGGCCTTCCTAACCGCTCAAGGTGGAGTGGTTGGAACACCATTGACCGAGGGCGGCGCCAGCGGTGCTGACAACCTGGATCAGAAACAGCGCAGTGCCGTTGTTGGCGAGCCGATTCCAATTGTGTTCTGCCGCCGCACTGGTGGCACTGGTGGCGTGTTGATCAGCCCGCCGGCAACAGAGGCCAGGTTTGAGGACGACGCATCCAGCAACATCACAGCCAGTTACCACCTAGTCCTGAGTGAGGGCCAGATTGATTCGATCCAGGTGCGTGATGTATTCCAGCGCAGCTGCCGGGTGGGCAGCTTCACCCAGACCTATGACCGACGTGCTGGCACCTTTGTGGCTGGCAACTTCATCGACAACACGCCAAACCTAGAATCGCCAACTTATTGCGGCACCAGCGGCACCTATGACGGCCTGAGCACGATGGCGTTCTCGGTCACGATCCCAGCAGGATTTGACCAGTGGAACCGCCAGGTTCATTGCTTCATTCGTGGCGGGATCTATGTCACGCGACTGATTGATAGCGTCAGCGGCCCTAGCAACAACGTGGCGGATCTGCTGCTGTATCTGCTGCGCAATAGCTCCAGGGTGCCTGAAGCGATGATTGACACCGCCAACCTGCTAGCAGCTGCGACCTTCACCAACGCCAATGGGTTTTGGTTTAACGGCGTGGTGAGCGAATCCACCAACCTGCGCGATTGGATCAGCAACACCCTTCAGTATTTCCTGTTGCGTCAGGCGAGAATCGGCGGCAAGGAAGCACTGAAGCCACTGGTGCCAACTAATGTCAACGGCACCATCAAGACCACAGCAGTGACCTGGGCGTTCACGTTCACCGAGCAGCACATCATCCCCGGCAGCTTTGAGATCACCTACACACCGCTGGCAGACCGGAAGCCGTTTTGCGCCGTGATGCTGTGGCGGCAGCAGGATGATCTAGGCATCCCCGTAATGCGCAACACTGAGGTGCGTTACACCGGCACTGCTGCTGATGGACCTTACGAGCAGCATGATCTAAGTGAGTTCTGCTCTACTGAAAATCACGCAGTCAAAGTCGGTGCCTACATCATCTCTAAGCGCAAGCACGTTACTCACCGATTACAGTTAGGCGTAAAGCCTGATGCGTTCAATCCAACGCTTGTAGCTGGTGATCTTGTGCGTGTACGACTGGAGCGCATTGCATCCACTGGAGCTGACAGCCTGCACGACTATCTCTATGAGGTGGATCGGATCGGTAAGTCAATCAGTGGTGAAATCAGCCTGGATCTAACGCACTTCCCTGTGGATGCAAACTTGGCCAGTGTGGTGGCACAGGAGGTAAATGCTGCCGTTGGCGGCGGCCTTCTGTTGCCTACTGGGCTGAGTGGTGTCACTTGCGACGTAAACTCTTCAAGCAATACCAGCGTCCCCGCTGAGACATTTACCAGCGGAACATTCCCTAATTATGGATCTAGCCTTGGCGCTATAGACGAATCAGGTCTTGGTGATCCTCCGGTGAACAACCCTGAAGATGTACTTGGCGAAGGCGCTACGGCGCTTGGACCGTTTACTACAGCTCCAGTACCTGGCGGCCCCTCGGGAGTGCCACCAGAAGGCGTATGCCCTGGCGCTGTAATTACAAGGACTATCGGCAACCTTGACGAGCAAGGCAATGTAACTCAAGCAGTTAGCCAGATAGTCGAAGACTACAGCTTCCCGCTTACGCCGCCAGAAGAATTAGGCGGGGAAAATTACAACGGCAAGTATGTCGGATTTAGCGTTACATGCCCTGACGGCAGCCAGCAAGCAATAGATCCGCTTCTAAATCCAATCACCTATCCATGGTCGCCGTATATGGTATGGCCCGATGGAATATGGAACCCAGGAGGGTACAATACATATGTATTTACTGTATCAGCTAGGGTAGGTCACAACTATCCAGCTTGCACACCTACAAGCTTGGGAAACAGTGTAACAAGTGTAGCTACAGCGCCTGGTCAAATGGCGTGGTATGTACCGCCTACTTATAATGTCGGTCCATGCCCTGGTGTATTACAATACAATGATGCCTTTGTTTATAAAAGTTCATTTGCGGCAGTAGGTATTACAGAACTATCAATACTATGGGATTTTGCCCGATCAGGCGGCACTCGCAGTTTTACTATTACTGTAACAGTTGCGCCTGCTTCGCCATCAATAGACGATGAACCTTATCCAACTCAGGAAGAGTATTTTGGCAGATTCTGTGTTCCGTAGAGCCTTGATGTGACTACATTCCCCACGCTGACACCATCAAGCCGCACCTTCACGCCAGGGCGGCATCCGCACTCGGAGATCCCAACGCTGAATGGGTTGCAAGTTCGCGTGATGACAAGCAACGTCATTATTGAGCAGCAGCTCCGACTGACCTTTGTGGCGCTTACTGAAGCGCAGATGCTTAGCATCCGCAGCCATTACATCGGCCAGCAAGGGCGCTTCCTTTCCTTTGCCATCCCCAGCAGCCTGCTTAGTGGGATGACCACGCCGGCATATTTCACTCCAACTGGCTACAGCTGGATCTATGGCAGCGCACCGCAAGTCGAGGACATCCCTGGCACTCAGCGTTACACCGTCAGCGTCGAGCTAGTCACGATCCCGCCAGAAGGCGCCAATGTGAATGGTGCTGAGTTCACCGTGTCAATTGCGCTGGCGGTAGGCGCCGCCGATTCAGGAAATGGCACTGCCACGGGTGCAAGCCTGATCGTTACAGCCTCTATCCAAGGCGGCGAGGCAAGTTTTATCATCAATGGATTTGATCTGACCGTTACCGCATCAATTGAGGGTGGCGTGGTTGCAGACAACAGCAGTGCTGGATTTGATCTAACAGTGTCGGCGTCGCTAGCAGCTGGTAGCGCTGACGGCGGCGATGAGGCAGATTACTACTTAGACTGGGTTATCCAAACCTACGGGTTTGAGGCTGACATTTATCCCTCATGGTGGGCGTCTTAAAGCATGGCTGCACCAAACCTCAAGACACCAACAACGATCACCGGCAAGACCGAAGGCTACGCTGTTACTGCTTCGCTGGCTGCTGCACTTAGCAACAGCGCTGCAAGCGGCAAGGTCTTCAAGATCAACAGCGTCTACTGCGCCAACGTGGACGGCGCCGTAGCGGCCGACATCAGCCTCAGCTACTACAACGGCACCACAGACTTCTACCTGGCCAAGACCATCGCCGTCCCGGCTGATGCCACGCAAGTGCTGGTAACCCGTGAGGCATACATCTACCTAGAAGAAGGCGACAGCCTCCGCGCAGTAGCCAGTGCCGCCAGCGACCTGGAGCTGGTGATTGGTTACGAGGAGATCAGCTAAACCGTTCTGACCACTAATTCCCTAAGGATCAAACCATGGCCGTCACTAAGCAAACTTACACCGCAACGGCAACGCTAACCGCAACGTCGTTTTTCACTGAGTTGCGATCTGCGTTTATTGATGCTGGGTTGATGACCGAGTGGTACGACAGTTTTGCGAACACGCTTCAAAACCGTGTGCTGGAAGTTACTAATGCCGCTGGGACGTATGGCAAGACTTACTACTGGTTTATGGTCGGCGCTTCAGGCAACCTCGTCTATCAGGTTGCGACGGGCTGGACCGCTGGCTCTGACGTACCGTCCGGCACCCAATACCTTGACTATTTTGCTACAACGACAAACGCCGTAACCAACCACCGGCAACTCGCAACCTTTAGCTTTACCACTGACGTTAAGATCACTCGATACACAAGCGGCAATGTTAATTTCTTTGTAATCTCGCAAGGTGCCGTCTACAGGTGCTTCACCATCGTAAAAGGTAGCGGATCTTTCCAGCCTTGGGTTGACTTTAGCAAAGGTTTTCTAAATCTGTTTTACGAGGTAAATACTGCCGTTGTTAGCCGTTTGGGGCAGGTCGGGTTTCAACGCTACTGCTCACTTCGTAGAGAGCTAGGTAGAGGCATTGCATTGAACGGGTCAACAGCTGCAAATGAATACACAGGAGACGGAGTTAGTGCCACCCAAGGTGCTGAATACGCATATCGCGGTCTAGGCAATGGCAGCAATACGTGGAGTAGCAACATAGATCAAAATCAGCTTCGCGGGAGCGGCATTGTCTTGCCCATTGGTTTTAGCGGCACCAACGGCGCATACACTACAGACTCAAGCCCTGTATTCCACAGCCTGCCGTACTCCCAATGGATCACCACAACCATGGGCAGTGATTTTGGCGTGACCATGCTTTACACCGCCAACACACTAGGCATCTACGACACGATCACCGTCTCCGCTGGCACCGAAGTTTGGGAGGTGATGGCGTTTTCAAATAACGCAACGATCACCACGGGCGCCACTCCTGTCATGTTGGCTCGCACCACCTAACCCATGGCCAACTTCAACCAAACCCCATCAGGGCAGGCAAACGTTGATCTGGTTTTGCCAAGTCTCGCCTTTGGCGTCAACGGCACCGGCACATGGAACCAGCCAAACTACGCATGGGGCGGCGGCAACACAGTGACCCTGACCCTGGGCGGCGGCACCACCACCACAAACCTGCTCACCTCTGCTGCGCTACTCGGCAAAAACGCATCCGTATCGACTTCGGGCGCAAACGGAATGTGGACCCTGCGCGACCAGCTCGCCGCCAAACGTGCTAGCGCATGGCCATCACCACCAGCCTAGACTGACCCCAACGCAGGTACATCATGGCCTCACTGATCTACAACTCAGCCATCGACGACATGGCGCGTGGCGCCATTGATTTCGACACCGATTCGTTTAAGGCGATGCTGGTAACCAGCACCTACGCGCCGTCAAAAGATAATGATGACAAGCGCAACGACGTAACCAACGAAGCCACCGGCACTGGCTACACCGCTGGCGGCGTTGCCTGCGTCTGCACCGTCACCAAAGACACCGCTAACGATAAGGTAACGCTTTCGTTTGCCGCAGTGTCCTGGGCAACCAGCACCATCACCGCACGGGCGCTGGTGATTTACAAATCAAGAGGTGGCGCAAGCAGCGCAGACGAGCTGGTGGCTTACAACGACTTCGGCTCAAATGTCAGCTCGACTGGTGGCACCTTCTCAGTGGCTGCGAGCACGATCACGCTCCAGAACTAATGGCCACGTTCCCTGAGCTGGAGCCTGCCACCCGCAGCTACGACTTTGGGCAATTCCCGCTGACGGAAGAGCCCAGCATCAGTGCGGGCATCGTCAGGTTTAGGCATAGCGTCACGCCGCAGAACTACCAGCTGACGCTGGGATACAACGCACTCACCGACGCAGAAGCCAGCCTGATCCGCGAGCACTTCCAGGGGCAGGGCGGTGGTTACCGCAGCTTCCAACTGCCGCCGATTATCTGGGCCGGCCACACCTTCAGCGGCAACGTGGTGCCAACCAACACCCGCTGGCGATATATCGAAGCACCAGAGGAGGAGCACCGGAGCGCTGGCTACGTCAACGTCTCCGTCACGCTTGGATCTGATGGCACGATTGACGCTGAGCTAGGGCTGCAGCCGATTGATCTGACCATCACCGGGGGTGCCGCGACAGGCGCCTGATCCATAGCCTGAAGCCAAAGCAGCTGAGGCCCGTGATTGAAGTTCTAGCCGCTGTGGCCGGCGCCTCTATCACCTGGGCCGCGATGGGCAGCATGGGGTTTTCACGGCGCAACGATGAAGCGCGGGAGGCCGTTATTCGGCTCACCGCAGGAGTTGAAAACATAGCCACACAGCTACAGATCCTCCACACCGACATCAAAGACGAGCGCAAAGAGATGTTCGGTCGCATAGGCAGCGTTGAGCAGCGTGTCAGCAAGCTGGAGGGGCAGAAATGACCACACCAACCGAGCGCAGCTATCTGCTCCGCTGCCTGGTGGGGCTGCTGGCGACAGGAATCATTATCGGCGCAATTGACCTGGCGGCTTGCCGTGTTCGCACCCCAGCGAGCTGCGATCCGCAATCCTCCGCCGTCTTCGCAGCAGTTGGCGCCGCTGCTGGCTGGATTGGCGGCATCCTCACCAAATCCCCACCATGAAAAACATCTTCCGCACCATCTCTCTGCAGGTTGGCCGTGCCCTGCTCAGCCTGGCCGTTGATCGTGCGCTCCAGAAAGAGCTGCCGGCAATCTTTAAGCGGCTCGATCTGACGGTGCCTTACATGTTGATGAACAAGGCCAAGCCTCTGCAGGTGCAGGCTGCCGTCACAGAGGCGATTGAAGAGAAGATCGGCGGCATTGCTACCGCCACCCAGGTAGCCGCTGTGCTGAGCCTGTACGACCCCGTTAAGGCTGCCATCCGCAACATCCGCCGATGACTTACGCCACCGTCCGCGCTGCTGCTGAGCACATCGCCAGAGCTGGCAAGATCACGCCGCACCAGCTGGCGGCATTGACTGCGCACGATGAGTCACTCACCGATGCACAGCGCCAAGAGTTCACCGAGCTGTGGCGGGCGGCGGGGAGTCCGGCGGCGCAACAGTCCGACCTGGCAGCGGCGTTGAAGATCATCAAGGAGTTTGAGGGCTGCCACCTCGAGGCATACGCCGACCCGCTGCACGGCTGGGACGTGGCAAC